ATTACAAATGACACAAGAGGAAGTAATTGTAACGGCTATTGCCTTTGTGGTAGGCTTAGTATTTAAGCGCCCGGCAATCATTCAGGCAGCTTTGGAGCGTTTGATGAAAAAAAAGTAAGCGCCTAAAAACCTTATTTTACAGGGGCTACGTGCCCCTTTTTTATTTTTTATTAATAATTATTTGCACAATTCAAAAACACTTCATAGTATTGTGGCATCCTAAAACCTCACTATTATGAAAAACCTACTTTTCTCAATTAAGCTAATCGCGGCCGGCTTTGTGTGGCTGTGGCTTTGTTTTTGGCTCGCGTCGTGAACCTAGATTATTACACAAAGATGGCTCAGCTCCACGCGCTGGGCTTTCACAGCCTACGGGCACAGGCTCAGGTTATTGCCGAGGTAACTGGCAACAGCCCCACACGTATATACCAGGTGCTTCTTTTTATTCGGGAGCAAAAGGATATTAACGAGCTTATAGATACAACCGTAAACACCCTGCGCAATGAATAGCCTAGAAACTGCCGAGGGGCACCTTGAGCGAGTAGACCGCGCGCTAAACGCAATACACGGACGGCTACGCGTAAGCGAACAGCCAGCCGACCGATACTATATGCTAATCTTACAAGAAGCGAGCATACGAGTAGCCAAAGCACGCCACGAATTAAGCCAATTAAACACAATAGAAATAGAAGCACAATGGTAGATTTAGCACTATTAACCCGCACCCTTGACCAGGTAGAGGGCGGTAGTATTCCAGCTTACCAGGCTGTGGTAGATATTCGCACCGGTATTAAGCTGCTAGAGGAAGCACTAGACCAGGTAAAGGAGCAAGCTACTGCCGAAATTAAAGACCTCGGCGCTACGTCTTACAAAGGTTGGCGCGTGGAATTTATGGCAGGAACCGCACGCCACAGCTACGACCATATAGACGAATGGATGGTATTAAAAGGCAAGCTCCAGCACATAGAGCAACAGGCTAAGTTTGCGCGTAGTGCCTGGGAAAAAGGCCGCCACATACTTGACCAGGAAACAGGCGAAATTTTCCCGCCGTCTGAAGTAAAATACACAACCGACACCATTAAAATCACAGTACAAAAATGATAAATAAAATGAAGTATATGCAACCGGGAGAACTTGAACCGGAGGTATTGGAGCAAATACTAGCCCAAGTGCCTGAAGCTGTAGCTGAACTAAGTAAAGCAAACTTAAATGGCGACTATGTACAATGGCCCTATTTTATTGATTGCATTTACTCTTTAGTATTCACAGTGCCAGGGCTGGAATTAGAAAGCATAGAATGGCATGAAAACGATGAAATTTACTACAAAAGCATAGAACTATGACACCTGACTACATTAAAGGCCACGACGTGGTAATTACCGGACTGGCCCAATGGGCGAAGATTACCGAGGCATCCGGTCCCTCCGACTTTAGCAAAAAGTACCAAATGGATTTAGTCCTATCTAAGGAAAGTATTGACACCCTGGCCGACTTAGGGGAGCGCGTTTACGCTGCCGTGGTGAAGGTACAGAAGCGCAAAAAGGACAGCGAAGAATTGGAAAACGTCCCGCCGTTTGTAAGCCTTAAAAGCCAAAACCTGCCCAAGGTTTACACCTTGGACAAAAAAGAGTACAAAGGACTAATCGGAAACGACAGCCTTATGAAGGTAAAGGGCACGCTAAAAGCTTATGAATATATGGGCAAAAAGGGGCTTTCTTTTTACTTAAACGGTGCTATTATTTTAGACCTTAAAGAGTACAAAGGCTCCAGCGCCAACCTTGACGACCTTTGGGAGGGAGTAGATGCAAAAACAGCGCCGATAAATGACCTACCATTTTAAGAAAAGTAAGCGCGGCGAAATCCGCGCTCACTTAGACCTTTTAGCAGAACTGTATGGCACTAAACGCAAAACAAAAGGGGAACAGGTGGGAGCTAACTTGTGCCCATTTTCTGCAACCGATTTTTCCCAAGGTTGTGACTGCCCGCTCGACGGACAGAGCGGCAGACGCTGCCGGTTTGGATCTAGTCAAGACCGGTAACTGGGCATTCCAGTGCAAGCACGTGGAAAGAGGTCTAGACGTTTTCAAGACGCTGGAGGGCATGCCTAAAACCACAATAAACGTAGTGCTATGGAAAAGAAACCGAAAAGGGGCAGTCGCGGTATTACCAATGGAAACGATGCTAGAGCTTATATTGCAGCTGGAGCGCACCCGGACGAACGGCTGCGAAGAAAACAGCGCTGTATAGAAAACGGTTGGATTCCCAACGACTTTACAAACCCTTTTTTTAACCATTTTGGATTTAATGACAATGGAAAAACACGAACCAACGAAACTGCAAAGTATTGGCGACAGAATCAGCGCGGACCTCACGAATTTTGAGTACAGCTCGTTAGGCATTTTGCTAAACAGCTACGCCGCTAATGGCATTCACGTAGCCAACCGCGCAATGTATTTAGAGCTCTACGAAAAAGAGCTACAAATAGCCTATAACAATGGACGCGCTAGCGTTATATCTGAGCTCGCAGAGGGCTAAGGGCTTTCCGCTGCAAAACCTGGAGCGCTACCAAAAAGAGCTCCAGGAGCAGCGGGAACTGGAACGCCAACGGCTGGCAATAGCTGAGGACCGACTTAAAAGCTGTATGTTATTTGTAATGCGCACAGCATACTGGCAAATGTACCTTTACGATTTGCAGACTCACGACAGCGCATTTTTTGAGCACTACGCACCTGACCACAACAAAGAACTAATTAACGAAATATGGCAACGCTGGAAGCCCTAGACGGGGTAAAAGACCACTACACCGCTGGCAACCTATTGCTAGCCCAATTAAGCGCTAAGAGCGCTTTTTTTAGCGCCGGAACGTTTTACTATTTTGACGGAAAGAGCTACCAAATACTGCCGGAAGATGAGATACAATATGCAATCATCCACACCCTCAAAGAGAAAGCCACAAACACCAACTTGGGTTTTATCATCAACCGGCTACGCGTGGAGCTGGCAGCAGAGCCAAACCTCAAGCCTAACCTTTTGGCATTCACGGACGGAGTATACGACCTGGAGCGCGGACTATTGGTAAAAGACGTGGCGCAGATACGCGAGCACCGTATTACGGGTTTAATGCCCTTCACGTACAAAAGCAAGGCAATTCCGGAGCGATGGATTGAGTTTATAGAGCAATCCTTTGAAGGGGACAGCGACAAAGAGCAAAAGACGCTATTCCTTCAGGAGTGGTTTGGTTACTGCCTTAGCCGTGCGCTAAACTATCATAAGGCGTTGGTATTGTACGGCGATGGTGGTAACGGCAAAAGCGTAATACTTGACACTTTGGCCGCTATGGTGCCCAAAGTAACGCGATTAGAGTGGAGTGAGTTTGGAGAGCAGCGCGGCCTGGAGCGCCTAGCGGATAGCTGGGTAAACACCAGCACCGAAATAAGCTTTAGGGAAACCTCGGCCACTACCGGTATTAAAAAGGCGGTAGCTCAGGAAGTGCTAACGGCAAACCCTAAGTATAAAAAGCCTTTTGATTTTACGCCACGTGCTAAACTGACCTTTGCAACCAATGGGCTGCCGAACATAGACGATACGAGCAATGGCGTATTTAGGCGCCTGGTAGTGCTCACCCTCAATAACAGCTTTGTAGGCCGCGAGGATTGGACTTTGCAGTCAAAGCTATATAAAGAGCTGCCCGGTATCTTTAATTGGGCTGTAATAGGCTTAAAACGGCTAATTCAGCAAAACGGATTTACTGAGGTGCCTAGCAACGTAACGGAGCTAAGGGAGTACAGGGCAAGCGTGAACAGCTTGCAGTCCTATTACGAAGAGGCGCTAACTATGAAGCGCGACGAAGAGGTAACTTTTAACCAGTTTTATAGCGGTTACTGCCTTTATTGCGTGGATAGTAATAACCGACCTTTTGCACGCAATAAGATGCGGGCGCTGATTAAGACGCTAGGGCTGCCCCTGGAGCTTAGCCGTAGCCACGGCAACCAGCGTACAGTAAAAGCGGTTAACCATATTAACTACTTGGTTAACGACTTTTAAGAGTAGTTAACCAATGCGAACCCCAATAAATACAGGCTATGTAGCCCATTTGGTTAACTACTTACTATATATTATATATAAATATATATATAGAGTACCTAGCGTAATAAATGTTTTGTGCTAATTCAATAAAAGTAGTTAACCATAGTTAACCAAAAATAACGTAAGATGCAGTATCTCAGGCACAAAGCAAAACCCAAACGGGTTAACTACTTCCAAGAAAAGCTATATAAAAGCACAGCGTGGCGCAAATTCAGGGCTGCAATCATAGCACGAAGAGGCGGTGAGTGTGCTAAGTGTGGTAATACACCGGAAGGTAAAGACCTTCACCTTGACCACATACAACCACTAACCCAAGGCGGCGATAGATGGGATAGTAAGAACATTCAAATACTATGCAGACGATGCCACGGAGCAAAGACCGCGGCCGAGGTTTGGGGGGTGGGGTCTAATCGTAACACGAAGGAGCCCGATTCCGCGTCAGCCTCGTCTTTACTCCATCAAGACGACCTCAAACTCCCCTTCCTATGAATCCAGAGCTCCAAGTATGGCTCCGCGTAAAAGCGGACTGCGAGGCCAGCATCGAAAAGCACGGCGCAATCATCGAAGCGCTAACCGACCGGGGGCAGCTGGTGATCAGAAGCAACCCGGCTATTGCTTCACTGGCCCAGGCTAAACGCATGATTGAAAAACTACGCAAGGAAGAGAATAACCAAATGACCCTAGAGCTATGACCTGGACCGAAGAAACCATCGAGCGGTACTGCGTACTAACCGAAGACGCCGCAGCTGGTACACCAGTCAAGCTAATGGAATGGCAGCGCGACCTTATCCGCCGGAGCGAAGGCAAGCGAATGGTTTGGCTGGAAATTCCGCGTAAGAATGGAAAGAGCGCGTTTATTGCTATGCTCGCAATCGCCCACCTACTTAAAGGCTGGAAGGACAACAGCAACCCGCAGGTGATTATTGCGGCAGCCACCAGGGAGCAAGCGGGCATTTTGTTTGGCTACGTCCGGAACACCATCCTAATGAACCCGGTACTGAAGCAAGCGCTGATACCTTACCGCAAGGAAATCCACCTACTAAACAAACCCGGCTTCCTAAAGACAATCACCAGCGACGGCCTCAGCAACCACGGTGCAAATCCTTCGCTTATCCTCTGCGACGAAATCCACGCATGGAATGAGCACAAGGGCCCGGAGCTGTGGGAGGCGCTGCGTACATCCATGGCCGCGCGTCCTAGCCAAATGATTGCAATCACAACCGCGGGCGGAGCCTTCACCTTTGCCCACAAGTGGCACGAGTATGCAACCAAGGTACTGAACGGCGACGTGGACGATCCCAGCTTCCTGCCTATTATTTACGGAGCCAAGGACACGGAAGACCCGCACGATCCGGCTGTATGGGCAAAGGCAAACCCTAGCCTTGGCGTAACCGTTACCATGGAGTACCTGGAGGAACTGAGCCGCACGGCTAAGTTTGACGAGCCTACGCTTTTGTCCCTACGCAAGCTGCACCTGAACCAATGGGCAGGAAGCGCACAACCGTACATTGAACTGGGCAGCTGGAACCGATGCCTGCAGAAAGAGCCCGCCGCGCTAGGTACCTGGCGCTGTTACATGGGCGTCGACCTTGCAGCTGTAAACGACTGGACCGCCTACGTCCTACTTTTTTGGGACGGAGGCGAGCGCTTCTACACAAAGCAGTTTTACCAAATCACGCAGCACAGCATGGACAAGCGCAAAAACCGCTACCCAAACCTGGTGCGCAACTGGATGAAGGGCGGACACGTCGAGGTAATCGAAGGCGAGGTGAACACCACACCGGACCGCGTGCGCAAGATCTTCGAAATATGCGAGGCCTATCCAGTGGAAGCCATATTCTTTGACCCATGGAATGCAGCCGAAACCATAGACCAGGTAAGGCAGCGCTACGGTGCCAAGTTTTGTTTTGAGGTACGGCAGGGCGTGCTTATGATAAACGAACCCATGAAATTACTCTACCGCCTGGTGCAACAGAAGCGCATAGGGCACGACGGCAACCCGGTAACGGCCTGGCACATAAGCAACACCAACCTACAAATTGATAAGAATGATAACTGGACTTTCAACAAAAGCAAGGCGCCGGATAAGATAGACGGCACGGCTGCGCTTATTACTGCGCTGGCTGGATACGTGCACAACGCCCAGGCAAATACCTCCGTCTACCAAACGGAAGATATTGTTTTTGTATAATTTGGATTGATAAAATGTAATTCGTAACCTTTGCGCAATGGCCTCCTTTCTTCAACGAGTTACCCGGAGCATTTCGGGAATTATTAATCCGAAGCCTTGGCTTTTCCAGCTGATAGGTGGAGGCCAAACCAACGCCGGAGAAACAGTCAACAGCAACAACGCGCCCACGGTGCCCACCGTCTACGCTTGCGTTTCTCTGATTTCCGATACGATCGCTTCGCTTCCTTTTCATTTATTCGCGGAAACGGAGCAGGGAAAGGTCCGCGTGGAGGGCCAACTTGACCAGCTTGTAAGCCGCAAGCCTTCCGAGGCATACAATAGCTACTATTGGCGGCAGGCGCTTATTAATAGTTTACTACTTCGCGGCAATGCCTATGTGCTGCCAGTTCGGAACCGCGGACGGATCACGGCGCTGGAAATGATCGACACGGACCTGGTGACCATCGACACCACTAGCGGCCGACTGATCTACAGCCTCTACCTTCCTGGTGGCGTGACCATGCGCCTGGAGCCTTCGCAAATAATCCACCTAAAGGCGTGGACCATCGACGGCATCAACGGCCTGAGCCCGATTATTTACGCAAAGGAAACCATCGGAACGGCCATGGCTGCGAACAAGCACCTGGGCGGTTTCTACGGAAACGGAGCAATGCCAAAGGGCATCCTGCAACTGGATGGCAGCATACGCGACGTGGAGCGCTTAAAGGACCTCGGCCGCCAGTTTGACCAGCGCTACTCTGGAGCCAACAGCGGCAAGACCGCCGTACTGACTGCCGGTGCCGAGTACAAGCCCGTGAGCATTTCGATGCAGGAGGCGCAGTACATCGAGAGCATGAACTTTGGCGTGGAGGAAATTTGCCGCATCTTCAAGGTGCCACCTCACAAGGTGGGCCACATGCAGGGCGTAAGCCAAAACGCATCTATTGAAGCACAAAACGCACAATTTGTAAGCGACTGCATCCGCCCGCTTTGCGAACAAATCGAAATGGAGTTTACCAACAAGCTGGTAACTGGAGCGCTTGAGTTTGAGCTAGACCTCAAAAGCCTGATGCGCGGCGATATGATGGCCCAGGTGCAGCGGAACGTAAGCTATTGGAACATCGGAGCCATCAGCGCCAACGAAATCCGCAAGAGCGAAGGCATGACACCTATTGAAGGTGGAGACGAATACAACAAACCCGCTCACATGAGCGTAACTGGCGATATACAAAATGGAACCATCAACAGAGAAGAAGGAGATTCGGAGTCTGCCTCTTAACGGCGGGGCTCAGGAAGGGCTGATTTTTGGCTATGCGGCCAACTATGAAGCCTACGACATGGGCGCTTTTAACGAACGCATAGAGCGCAGTGCGTTTGCCGAGGTAGACGCTTACGACATCCATGCCTTGCTGAACCATAACTACGACTACGTGCTCGCACGCCGCAATAAGGGCAAGGGCACGCTAGAGCTGCGCGCAGACGACCAGGGGCTCTACTTTGAGTTTACCGCACCCGAAACCTCCACCGGAAAAGAAGCCCGCACCTTAGTAGAGCGCGGCGATTTGGATCAGGCAAGCTGGGCCTTTACGGTGGCTGAGGAACGCTGGGAGAATGTAAAAGGAGAAAAGCCTACCCGCGTAATTACGCAAGTAGCAGAAATCTATGATATCAGCCTGACGCCACGCGGAGCGAACCCCTCTACCGCTGTGGCGATGCGAAGCCTGGAGAGCGCCCGCGCGGCTCAGGTCGAAGAAACCGAAATTAATTTAACCCCCATACAAATGGAAACAAAACCCGAAGGCGCCGAGAATCCAGGCGCTGGAGTGGACGCCTCAGCCTTCGCTGGTGGTTTCTCCGCTTCACAGAAAAAAGACCTCCGCTCCTTTAACATCGTTAAAGCAATCCGCGAAGCACGCAATGGCAAGCTTACCGGCATCGAGGCAGAAATGAACCAGGAAGGTATCGCCGAGCGTAACAAGCTAGGCGTGGAAAGCCGCGGCGAAGGGCAGGCTGCTATCCACATGCCCGAATTCTTGAACCGCGAAATGCGTACCAACACTGTAACTGGTGGAACTGCTGGCAACTTGGGCGGCGATTTGGTCTACACGGATCCAGGCAAATACGTGGATTTCTTGTACCCAAACACTCCCATGCTTTCCTTGTGCTCTGTAGCTGAGGGATTGACTGGAAACGTGCAATTCCCGGTACAGGACAGCGACTACACTCTAAACTGGAACACGGAAACCGGCGCAGCCTCTGCCCAGGACTTGACCTTCTCTACCATTACGATGACGCCTAAGCGTTCCGTAATCGCAGCCGCTGTATCAAATCAGCTGTTGGCACAAGAATACAGCCAGGGAATCCAGGCTCGTATGATTAACCAATTGAACCAATCCTTCAACAAAGGACTGGAGCAAGCAGTTTTGACTGGCACCGGTACATCTAACCAGCCCACTGGTATCTACACCGCTTTGAACGGTACCGCTCAGGACTTGGCTTTGGGTGCAATTACTTACGATGACTTGGTAGATATGGAGGCCTTGCTGGCTGCTAACAACGCTTTGGGCGGCCGCCTCGGCTATGTTACGCACCCCAACGTGGTAGCTAAATTGAAGAAGACCAAGGTAGACGCTGGCTCTGGCCGCTTCTTGGTAGAAGGTATGTTGGATCCAGTGCAAACTGCTAACGGATACAACATCTACAGCACGACCTTGTCTAAGAAGACCACCGGAACGCCTGACACCTACGGTATCTTGTTTGGTAACTTCGAAGATGTGCAAATCGGCTTTTGGGGCGGTGCTACTTTGTTGATTGACCCGTACACCGAAATGTTAAGCTCTACCATTCGCATCTACGTGGAACGCTTTATGGATATTAAAATCCTGCGTCAAAAGAGCTTCGTAATTGCTGACGACGTAACGATCTAATGACAACCGTCGACTTTACCCCTGCAGCTATTAACCTCACCGAGGTAAAAGCTTTTTGCCGCGTGGACGGCTCAGCTGACGACAGCCTGCTGACCTTCCTCTACAACGCCGCGTGCGATGAGGCACTGAGCTACGCGCAGGTAGTAGTCGGCACTGCAACTGTAACGGTGGTAACCAATTGGGAAGCTGAAATAACGCTTCCCTTTTGGCCCATCGGGGCAGTTACTTACGTTAAGGTGGACGGCGTGGCCGACACCGAATACACACTATTGAACGGACGCCTGACCCCTTCCGAGGAGGGCGATAAGCTGGAGGTAGTTTACGCAGCTGGCTGGAACACCAGCACGCCAAAGGACGTAATCCACGCGATCTACCAGCGCATTAAATTTGGCTTTGACTACGGCGACGACTTGCCGCAACCAACGCCGCGCTTTTTTGACCGAGTGCTTTTCCGTTACAAGAATACACTGTGACGCTAGACCGCCGCATAACCCTCTACGCACCCACTGTGAGCACCAACAACAGCGGGCAAGTACTGCGCACCTTCGCGAGCGCTGGTACCTGCTACGCTATGCTCGTAATCAACGAGGCAGCGGGAACTGAGGCTTTTGTATCGGACCAAATGCAAAGCAGCGCCACCGTTAATTGGCGCGTGCGATACCGGACCGACGTCCTGGGCTCCTGGGAGCTGGAGTTTAACTCACAGCGCTACGAGGTAATCAGCGCCCTGCCTGAAGGCCGCAAGCGATACACATTGATTAAGTGCAAACTCAAGGACAATGCCTAAGCAAAAGGGAATTATTGGACTTGATGAGCTCCGCAAGAAGCTCCAGAATGCACCGGAGAAAATCCGACTGCAGGAGCTGTACGGTGCCCTACGCCAAGAGGCAACACCACTGCGCAACGCAGCGCGGGCTGCCGCTTATGAGGACGTTACCAAACCAGGAACGAAAGACCTCTTTAAAAGCATCAAGGTAACCCGCGCACGCGTCCGCGCTTGGCGTGACCAAATTGCAGTTTGGATTGGACCAGTGCGAGTGCGCAACCGCAAAGGTGATGCCCAGGCCTACCCATTTATGCAACTGTACGGACGCCGAGCAACTGGCACCAACAAAGGCTACAAGGCCATGGATTACATGGGCCAGGCATGGGAAGCACTAGGCGCATCTAGCCGCGCTAGGATTGATCGCATGGGCCGCAGCAAGTGGCAGCAACAGCTAAGACGCGCCCTCCAGTGAACTACTTGCAAATTATCCGGGACAAACTGGTGGCCGCTCAAGCGCTGCCAGTTTACGCTATGGCTGCCCCTCAAGGCACCAAGGTAGATCACATAGTCCTGCAAATGGATTCCATCGACGTGACCGAAACAAAAGACGGCTACCGCATGCAGAACATCAACGCGGAGCTGTACATCTACCAGGCTTCCGCTGACAACGCGCAAACCACATTACAAACCATCCGCACCTACCTGGCAGCGAATGGGAACAGTGCATACATTTCCGCCTGGATGACAAATGCGCAGAGCCTTTTTAATCAGGACGAGGAAACCGTACTTTTGATAGCCGACTTCACATTCACAATTAAAACTACCTATTAATGGCAACAAATTCCGGTACTGAGTTTCGGCTGCTTTTGAGCACCGACGGCACCACCTACAAAGGACTGGCAAACGAAACCGAATGTTCGTTTGATATTACCAGCGATACCCGCGAAACCACTAGCAAAGACGCGGCGGTATGGCGCACCTACACGCCTAGCGCTAAGGCTTGGACTGCATCCGGTACGGCTATCTTTGGCGATGACGACGCTGCTAAGTGGAACCCGGACGACTTGTACGATTTGGTAGGTACTACCGTTTACGTTAAGCTCACCCCTTGCACAGCTGGAGGCGTTACTCCAACTGTTGGTGAATCTAACCTCACAGGAACGGCTGTATTTACTTCTTTTTCCAGCTCACAGCCGGATAAGGACAACGGTACATTTACTTTCCAATTACAGGGCACCGCTGCTTTGGTGAAAGGAACAAACGCGTAAAAAATGGAAAAGGGGCAAAAATTCGCGCTGGGGGCAGCGTTACTATTTGAGGAACTAACTGGCAAGCGTATGGCCGAGGTTAGTGATGGTTTAGGATTAAGGGACACCATAGTGCTGGTTTATTGTCAGCGCTATTGGAACACTGAAGAAAAGCCAACGCTTGACCAGTTTATCAACGAACTGAGCGCTAACTCCGTAGAGGCCCTCCCGGCGCTTTTAAACGCCCCTTTTTTCCCGAAGGAGGCTCAGTAACATTACTGGGCCTCCTAATCGGGAGAATAGGGCTAAACAAAGCCGACGCGCTCAGTTTAACGGGCGCGGAGATTGAAGCGACGCTGACGGCTTTTAATGAAGGGCAAAAAGACGCCTGGCGCCGCACCAGGTGGCTAGCCACAATAGTGGCTAACTTTAGCGGGAATGCAAAAAAGGGAGGGTTACAACCTACCGACCTTTTTACATTTGATGACGAAAAAAGAAGCTCAGGAATTGAGAAACTATTTAAGATAGCAAAAGATGGCTGACCAAATTATTTCACGCTTACTGCTAGGCTTAGATACCCGTGAGTTTCGCAACGGCATCCGAAACGCTGACCGAGAGCTGCAAAGCTTTTCTAAAAACATACAGAACATAGGTAACCTAATTGGCGCCAGCTTTGCCGTTAGTGTTATACAGGACTTCACCCTGGAAGCTGTTAAGCTTGGCGACCAGCTGACGGCGGCCGAACAAGGTTTCCGACGCTTTGGCGATGCAGCCGACTTGGAAGCGCTGCGCAAGTCAACGCGCGGAATGGTTAGCGACGTGCAGCTGCTCCAGCAAAGCATCCAAGCGGGAAACTTTGGAATACCAATTCAAGAATTGGGCAACTTATTTAAGTTTGCCCAAATGCGCGCTAAGGAAACCGGGCAAGCCGTTGACTACTTAACGCAATCAATCGTTACCGGTATCGGCCGTAAGTCGCCGCTAATCCTTGACAACTTAGGTATTTCGGCTGTACAGCTTCGCGAAAAGCTAGGCGGCGTAAGCGCTGAGGCGGCTTCAATAGCCGAGGTTACTAAAGCGGTAGCGGAAATTGCCAGCGAGGAAATTGGTAAAATGGGCGACGCCACTACCAACGCTACCGACGAGGTAGCTCAGTTTGGCGTGGAATGGCAAAACTTTAAGGCTGAACTGGGCCAGGATATTGGGCCCGCGGTTATTGCTACGGTTCGCTTCATTAAAAAGGAAATAAAGGACGCGGGCGAATTTGTAAAGGATTTAGTAGCTGGCTTTGGTTCGCTGCTTAATATGGCCGCTAAGGGCGTAACTGGAGGCGCGCAACTTGGCGCTGGTAGTGGCCTACTTAAGCCAGGCGAAATGCGCAATTTAGCGCAGCAATACTTTGACGCTACCGGCAACACAAAGGCGCCAGACCAGCCAATAACCAAAACCACTACCGCGGTAGCTGCACAGGCAACCGCTGTAAAGACGGCAACAAAGGCGCTAATTGATTACAACGCAATCCTAGAGCGTGCCGCCTCCATTAACTCCGACGTAAGCTCATTTTTTGATGACTTAAACGGCGACCTATTTTCCGGTACAATGTACTGGTTTCAGTACGGCGACGCTATGGCTGAGGCTTTGGACACCTCAGCGCTGGAGGATTTTATGACCTTTCACCAGGATATGGAGAATGAGGTTATACCTGGTATTGTTAACGTGGTAGCTGAATACAACCGATTAAATGCAGTAATAAACGCCACAGCTTCCACAATCGGTAACGTACTGCAACAAAGCTTTAGCGCTGCCCTGGTGAACGGTGAGGACTTTTTTAAGGTGCTTTTGGACGGCCTTAAAAAAATGGCGCTACAACTGGCAGCCACAGCCGCCGCGGCGCTTGCTTTGTCCGTAATTCTTAAGAGCATAGGAATAGGAGGGGGCGCTGGTATTGGGCAATTGTTCCGCGTGGTAGGCGGCCAAATGGGGCTACCTGGCCTGGGAGGCTCAGCTTTTAACCCCAACACCGGACTAGTAGAAAACCTTAACTTTACAGGACGCGTAAGCGGCTCCGATTTGCTGCTAAACAATACGCGCAACCTAACTAATTACGGACGTAGCGGTGGCTAAGACCTTAGTATTTTACGCAAAAACTGCCCGGTACGACTTTAAGATTTACGACCTGGGCACCACTTACCAGGGCTTTGACTTTACACCACCGTTAGAAATTGGTTGCGCGGACTTGAACATCCAATACCAGCCACAAGATAGCGTACTGCCTGGCATAGTACCCAGCACTTGCACGGCGCAGTTTTACACTATTGGTAGTACACCTACTTACGACGACTTCCGTACTGTGTTTTTTACCAGTACGCCGGACTGGGCGCTGGAGGTGCACGAAGGTCTAAACGTAGTTTGGCGTGGCTTCATTACTGCCGACCTCGGCGAAATTGAGGTAATAAACGGCGATCGCTTTGTAAAGATTACAGCTACTGACGGCTTCCAATTCTTAGACAAAAAGGCAGATTATTTTGTAGAAAATAAGGTACTGAGCTTCACCAAAACAATAGCTCAGGTATTTACCTTTTGCGAGCTTATCAATCTTTTTGAAGACGGCTTTTATATTTCCGAGCACTACCAGCCAACGAATACAATCGCTTCCTTTACCAACCAGGGCGGAATGTTCGTAACGGGCACCACTAGGAACGGGCTAGTTTTTTCCAACTTAGAGCCTAAAAGCTCCCGCCAGGTAATACTAGATATTTGCACCGCTTTCAACTTGCAGCTGTTCCAAGACAAAGGCAGTTTGATATTTCGCAGCTGCCAGTACAAAACCCCAGCCTGGTACAACCTTTACGAAAGCGGCGGTTTATTCAGCGCACGCATTACGCCACCGGCTACAACCGTTACCCCGCTAGTGTACAGCGATGGCGTGGAAATGTACAAACCAGCAAACGCAGAAACGCGAATAACAACGCCTTACGTGGGCAGCTCTTACATTTGGTACGAGCCAACTACTTACCAGGAATACAACGCGGTAAACATAGGCAGCCCCGTAAGCGACGGCACAACTGAAATAGATTTTAATGGCTCCCTACGCGCCAGGTACAGCCTACCCGCTTTTTACCCGCCCACAACGCGCAGTATTACCTTTAAGCAAACTTTCCGCTACAACGGTTACTATTGGACTGGCAGCGCCTGGAGTACTACACCAACTACAATAGATACGGTAGTAACTTTCCTAGCTGAGAATCCTAGCCCTTCGCCTGCAATCTTTGAGGAAACGGTAACGGTAAATAATTACAAATTAGACGACTTGCCCGCTATTGGCTCGGAACCTTTTTACTACACCTTGACGGGCACCGGAAACGTGGGCAGCCTTACGTTTGCAGCACAGGCTACCTTTGAGTACAAAGCGGGAGCGCCCACCTACGTTACTTACATAGCAGACAACACCAGCCGCGTTACTGGCATAACTTTGGAGCTGGCTACTTCCTTTACGGATATTGCCCAAAGCGGAAGCACCGTACTGAACGGCAGTATTCGTTGGTACACGGATGCAACCAGCACCACGGGCACCGGAAACGCAAATACAAAGTGGGGCAACGACTTTAACCAGCTGCTGGAAATTGTTGCCAACCAAATTGCCCGCAAGGCGTACCGCACGCAGCAATACTATGAGCTGGAGCTAGACGGTAACATAAGCTATAATCATACCTTCACCTGGGGCGGCGTTGACTATAAGCCCGTTAACTTGCAAATGCTAGAGCGCTCCACGCGCGTTACATACCGTGAATTTATAGACGGAAACCTAATATCTTCCGACTGATGATTGCATACGAACTGCCTAAGAATTTACAATACTATACCTACGTTATTAAAAACGGAGGCACGGTAGAAACCAATAACTGTACACTATGAACGCCGCTACTTTTATTATTACCTTAGCGTCAGGTAACTACGCCGGCTCTTTGTTCGCCACCTATGAGGCTTACGTGCTGTCTAACAGCGGAACGGTAGAGGCGCGCAGCTGCACTATTAACGCCATTGAAAACCTGCTATGAGCCAATTCTATGACCTTGCCAGCCTAGTAGTAATTCCTTCGGGTTACAAGGCTTCCACTATCTACGCGCAAAAGCCCCTTACCACAGACGGGCAGCTTTCTTTTTCGCGGGCAAGCACCGCCACGCGGGTAAATGCCAGCGGGCTAATTGAGGCCGTAGCTAGCAACGTACCCCGACTGGACTATTTAGGTAGTACTTGCCCTCGCCTGTTGCTGGAACCGCAGCGGACGAACTATCAGTTGTATAGCGAAAATAGCGCACAATGGATTTCTCCTGCTGACGGAATTACAGTTGCCTACAATACCACCGAAACACTTGACCCAAGTGGGTACTATGGTGCTGAAAAGGTAACCGCAGTTAGTGGAAACAAACGAATGTATGATGCGCTTACTAATCCCTCTGGTGCATTTACTATGAGCGCATTTGTAAAAGCTGGCACTGGTGATGTGTTCTTGATGCGTACTACATCTGCTTCCGTATTAATTGAATTTAATTTGACCACGCTTGCAATTACGGCAGCCGCTGGAACGGGAACAATTACCAGCTACGGGAACGGCTGGTATCGCTGCACGGCTTCAACTACATCAGCAATTGCATTTGAGGTTGTTCAATATCAATTCTTAAACGACGCCAACGAGTATATGTACTTTTTTGGCGCCCAAGCGGAAAACGGAGCCTACGCAACTTCCTACGTACCAACGACTTCCGCAAGTGTTACCCGTGTGGCCGATACCTACCAAAAAGCAGGTTTTGGCAATACGTCAACCGCTGGAACTTTGTATTATGAGTTTTCAAATTATAATAGTCCAGCTGCTGCAAATGGGTTCTATATGGTAATTCTTTTTGCTGGTTCGTCTGTAACAAGTACGGATTTTTCGCCATCAAACGCAATAAGTATTATTAATAATGGACTAGCAATAGAGGGGCGAAATAACAGCTACGCAACTACGCTTTTCAGTTTCACGCCAACCGCTGGAGCAACGGTTAAAGTAGCTTTAAGGTATGACGGCACGAACGTGGTGAGCTTTGTTAACGGAACAAAAGGCACCGTATTTACGGACACTTCGGTAGGGGTTAAAAATGCACTACGAGTGAACAACGGAGAAAACGCAACCCACGCCTCAAAGGAACTTTTATTTTTCCCAACAGCACTAACAGATGCCCAGTGCATTGAACTTACCACGCTATGAAATTTCTGAAATACGAGTTTACGCCTACCCAATGGGCGACGGCAAAGGCTAAAATCCAAAAGACCGTTACCAGCCTGGACGGCATTACGGAAAAGGTTTGGGATACCGAATTGGTAACCGCCGTGGTAGAGCTGGGCAAGCTGTGTACCGAGTGGGGCACCGACCCGGAAGGTATGCCGGTATGCGTAAAGCAGTCCACAAAAGTCAGCGTTGACATACTTTGGACAGGGGAGCCGTTAACTACCAGCTTTGCGGCTTACGTGGTATGGCCTGACCCGTGTGGTGTGCATATCTTTGCTGGGTGGGAAAGCGAGTACCAAGCCGAATACTGCCAGGTAAACCCCGACGCACCTTGCTGCCAACCTCCCGCGCCTGTTGAGTTATGACCGACCACAGCCTAAACGATACGGTGAAAGTATGGCTAATGAGCCTATTAAGCCTTATTATTAGCAATGCCCAGCTGGCCCTAGGTCTTACCCTTATGCTGGCAAACCTCGGGTATACCCTTTGGAAGTGGCGCCGCGACTACGTTAACGAGAAACGCAATGCAGGTAAGTAAGCACTTTAGCCTAGCTGAACTAACGCGCAGCCAACTGGCACAGCGCAAGGGCATAAACAATATGCCAACGCCTGAGTACGTGCAGAACTTGGAGCTGCTTTGTGAGCACGTGCTGGAGCCGCTGCGCACGCTCTACGGTAAGCCCATCCGCATAAGCTCAGGCTACCGCTCCACAGCGCTAAACAAAGCCGTAGGGGGCAGCGCTAGCAGCCACCACTGTTTTGGTATGGCCGTGGATATTGACCAGGGCAGCGCGGCCGAGAATATGCGTATATTTAATCTACTCAAAGCGTACGGCAGCTTTACGCAGCTAATCTTTGAGTTTGGAACCTTAGAGGATGGCCCCGACTGGGTGCACGTTTCTTTTGATATTGAAGACCTGAAACGGCAAACGCTGCGCGCCGTAAAGGTTAAAAACAAGACGCAGTACCTTAATTACAAATGACACAAGAGGAAGTAATTGTAACGGCTATTGCCTTTGTGGTAGGCTTAGTATTTAAGCGCCCGGCAATCATTCAGGCAGCTTTGGAGCGTTTGATGAAAAAAAAGTAAGCGCCTAAA